AGGAAACCCATACTTTCGGTGATATTGGAATATAATTTCTAAAGCAGAATCCACATCCGTTATACTGAAAACATTTTGAGTGACCTTAAAATAATCCAAATCTAATTGGTCATATTCTACGAATTTGTTAAAAGAGTTATAGTTTATCATTACCCCATATTCTCTACATATTTTTTATGTAGTAGTTGTTTTTGAACTAATTGACCTGATGCAGATTCTTTTTGTGCTAAAATTCCATCGGGTGTATTTCCTTCATAAACTTCAATGAATCCCGTATTAGTATCCATCTTACAAGGGAATGTAATACCATCTTGTCCGAATCTGTTTTTCATAATGTGACAACGTGCAGTGTTATTCAATTTATCTTTGGATTTTCTACTCCAACTCATAATGAAATCTGCGTTCATTACCTTTGCGTATGAATCAGCAATCTTATCTGCTTCAATAACCTCACTATCAATTGCTGAACGATTGGTTTGTGATGCAGTCCAGATAGGTATTCCTAATTCACCACCCATACCTCTTAAATCAATATACACACCACCTTGTTCTGCATATGTTGAATCGTTTTTGGATGAGTGTGAAAGAAGTAAATCGGCATAATCTACGATAATCAAATCTGGTTTATTACCTAATGAAACCATCTTCTCAATGTGTGCTTGTAATTTTTTTACAGTCACACCTTTTGGTGGATAATATTTAATAAGTAATTGCCCTTTCAATGAACCGATTTTATGTTTAACTTCTTCAGTTCGTTCTTTTAAATCTGCCGATGGAATGTGAGTAAAAACAGTATCGTATCTTGCACCTACATAATGTTCTGATAATTCCATTGTATAATGAACTACACTCAATCCACGTTTTACAGCGGATGCACCTAATGCAGTTAAAATCCAAGTCTTACCAACACCCGATGGTGCAACAACCACTCCTAACTCACCCGGTCCTAATCCACCATCCATAAGTTCGGTAACCGGAGCCCAATCAGTTGGGACAGTGTCCCTTTTCACATCAACCGAACGTTCATCAAAATCTAAAATATAATCGTGACCTAAGTTATTTTCAACCCCAACTTTCAAAGCCTTATCTACTAAATCTTTGATTTTATCATAAGAACCTGCCTTTAATAAATCAACTGATTGTAAGATTACACCTTTTAAGTTTTGATTAATACAGAAATCGGAGAATTCACTTTTGATGTATTCTAAATCTGTGTTTCCAACTTGTGTCCATATATGTTTTAATTGATCAACAACCGTTTTCTTCAAAATATCATTATCAACCTTTGATAATTGAACTTTGAATACATCCAATGTGGGTGCTTTTCTATACTCTGAATGATAATCTAAAATTTCAGATACAATCCACTTATTTGCCTCACTTTCAAAGAATTTTTGAGTAGTGATTTCAGCGACCGTATCTAAAAATTTAGCATCTGTAATCAGAGCAGATAAAACCTTACTTTGGAATGATTGTCCGTATCTCGATAAAGTATCTACTTCTTGCATTTATTCTATAACTTTTTTAATATTCGTATAAAGATACGAAATAAATTTGGTAATTCCAAATTTTAATCTGTGATGATATTTCCAAATGTGATTTTTAACCAATCATTTATATCACCAAACGCATTGACTACTTTGTATTTCAAAAGAATTTTAAGAAAATCAATTTTATTTAAAGGTTTAATCGGTTCACCGAATCTATCTAAAATATTCATTTTGATACTACCACTAATATCGGGGTCTGCTAATTGCATTAATTCCCTATTCATTAGAATCTGTGGTTTTGCTTCAAGTATATCACTATACAATTTAATCTTACCTTTTGATTCTAACTTCTTTTCTTCGGATAGTCTAAACAAATCATCTACCGATAATTTAACATCCTCAGTCATCTCAGGAAACCTCTTTACAAGGGTTTTAATACCACATCCATATACTCCAGGGATATTATCTGATTTATCACCATCTAATACACGATATAGAAGTAAGTTTTTAGATTCAATACCAAATTCTTCCTTAATTGCTTTTCTATTGTAAATTTTCTTTTTGGTGGGTGACCAGACGATAGTTTTATCATCAACCAATTGTAGGAAATCCTTATCAGTTGACATAACTACCGCCTGTTCGTCTTCTTTTAGAAGTTGAGTAGTGATATAAGCCATAACATCATCAGCTTCAACTCCGTCATAAATCATAGTTGTAACCGGTAAATGATTAAGAATCTCATTTAACCAAACAAATTGGCGTTTCATTGATTCTCTTTCATCTTCTTCTGTCATAAAATCAGCATATTGCCGATTGATTCGGAGTTTGTTCTTATCTCTATCTGCCTTATATCCACTAAACTTTTTCTTTCGTTCTTGTGAACCACCCTTACCATCGAACACAATAATACATCTTGTCGGTTGAGTTTGTCTGATTGCGTAACCAATTGATTTCAAAACACCAGTTACTCCGGCAACGTGGTCACCATCATCATTCATTGTAGGAATGGATGACCAGCATCGGATAAAGGTGTTCAATCCATCGATAATAAGAACCCTTGAGTTCTTATGTTTATCGATATTTTGGTTGCGTTCTTGTTCAACCGAATTCAAAATATTTTTATATAGTTCTTTCATTTAATTTGTTTTAATCATCCATACCAGGACCAGAGGTTTCTATTTCCATATCTTCAACATCGTATGTATCTGATTTATATTGTAAGATTGTTTCTTCACAAATCTTTTTATAAATTTGTTCTCTAACATCAACTCTATTTGTCATCAAATCAATAAAATCCTTAGATTGGAATTTAATAACCTCGCCAGTATCCGTATCGGTATATTCATACCATGCACCTGCTTGTTTTACAATTTTGTTGTCTTTCATCACTGTCAACCACGAACCATAATTATCAATACCTCTATCAAAGAAAATATCAAAATCTGCTGCTCTCAATGGTGGCCCCATTCTGTTTTTAACAACTTGTGCACGAACTTTCATACCAACGATTCTGTCTTGACCTCCTGTCTTAACTTTAATCTGTCCCATACCTTTTAATCTCAATCTTACAGATGCGTGGAATGCTAAGGCTTTACCACCCGATGTTGTCCAAGGGTCACCAAACGGCATTGCGTTCATCTTTTGTCTTAATTGGTTGGTATATACTAATAAGATTTTCTGTCTTCCAATCATATTAGTAATCTTTCTCATCGCTTTCGAAATGATGATTGCTTTATCGGTAGCATAACCATCTTTACCATAATCTGCTGCTAACTCCGTTTTTGTTGATGCGGCTGCAACTGAATCGGTTACGATTGTCACCAAACGATTCTTATCCGTTTGTCTAACTTTCTCAATGATTGTTTCGGTAAAGTCAAAGATTTGTTCAACTGAATCTGCTGATACATAAAGTAATTTTTTCACATCCACACCGATTGCTTCTAAAAATTCTCTACTTACTGCAGTTTCTGTATCAATCAATACTGCAACCCCACCTTGTTTCTGCGTTTCCGCAAGTAAGTGTGCTGATAGTAATGATTTACCACTTTGTTCTAATCCCGTAACTTCAACAATTCTACCTACTGGCAAACCACCATAAGGACGATTTGAAATCGCTACATCTAGCATTGCACATCCGGTTGAAACCCAACCCTCAACGTTTGTAGGGGTTGAATCATCATCCAAAAAGAATGCTACCTTTTGGTCTTTCGATTGTTTATTTAGCTCACCCGCTAGGATATCGGCTAAATCCAATTCTTCTTTCTTTGCCATAAAATGGTTTTAATTATGAGTTAAATAAATCATCAAATGCTGCTTCAACATCAGATGTAGTTTGAGATACTGCCGGAGCAGATGGAGTTTCAACCGAACCACCTAAATCAACTGATTGTTGAGATTGTTTTGGTGCAATTGCTTCTTGACTAACTGATTTTGATTCAGATTGAGTTTCACCTGTTGCAGATGGATTTAACCAACTTTCCAATACACCTTTCAATTCATCATAAGATAATTCTTGATACAATTCAGTAATTGCAGTTTGATTTTCAATAAAATCAGTTGCTCTTGTAGAATCTTCAGAAATTGGTGTTTGGTTTGGTTTAACTCTTAATGTAGTTGTTGGATAAGATGTTCCTGCATCTTCTGCGGATACATATTCAACCGTTAAATCTCTACCTTCGATTGGGTCAGTAATATCACCATAATCAGGATCTGCGATGTATCCTAAGATTTCTTGATAAACTGTCTTACCAAATCCCCAAAAACGAATACCTTCACCTTCTTCACCTCTTACGATTACAGGAACAAAGGTTCTTAACTTAGGCTCCATTGCCTTAGCTGCTTTCCAATCTTCCTTATCACCCATACGTTTCAATTTGTCAGCAAACTCTACGATAGGGTCTGGTCTTCCAAATGAAATTGGTGAAAGATAAGTTTTGTTATTTACGTTGTAATGGAAATAAAGTTCGATAAATGGATTATCTTTGTTGAACTTGTAAGGAACGATACGGACTTGATGTTTGCCAGGAGTTGGTTTCCATAATGCATCCGATTTCTTTTGTGTGTTTTGTAGTTTGTTCAGTCTACCTCTGATTGCGTTAATGTCTAATGCCATCTTGTTTAAAGTTTTAAGTTGTAGCTAACTGATTGATAATCAGAGAGTTACGGGTTAATTAATTAATTTGTTTTATGGTTTTATTTACGAGTCTTTCCTACTCGCGGTGTGTAAATATAAATATACGATTTACCGATTTTCGTATAAAGTTTTTTAATAAATTATCAACTTTTTTAACTATACAAAGATACGAATAAATTTTGATATAACCTAATTTATTTTATGAATTCTGATAATTTTTTTACTTGTGCCAAACGTTCCTGTGATATATCAAAATATTCTTTCGATATTTCACTTCCAATATAATTTCTACACAATTCTATTGATTTTTTAGCAGTAGTCCCACTACCCATAAATGGGTCATATACCAAATCACCCTCATTTGTCCAAGATAATAAATGGTCTTTTACTAAATCAGATGGAAATATTGCTGGGTGATTATATGCAATTGAATCTTCTTGACCATTTTTTGAAGTTTTGTATTTCCAAATATTATATCGCATCCCAAACTCATCAACTATTTTTTTTGGATTTTCTTTCATAGACCCATCTTTCTGTCTTGATGTATTCTTACCCCACGAACCAACATTACCGGCATTAATATTAGCTCTATCTTTTATAGGATTAAAAGTATTCGGTTTACCTTTTGATAAGATAAACATATATTCAAATATTTGATGATATCTGTTTGATGATGGGTTTGAAAAATTATTTTTTTGATAAATCATCGTATCATGAATGTTAAATCCAATTTCTTTAAAATATAAAGCTTGTTTGAATGATGTCCCGGTTTCACTTCCATTTATAGTTGCATCTCCTACTATCCAAATAACAACCCCACCTTCTTTTGTTACTCTGTATAATTCGTTTGCTATTGGCATAAATGCATCAAAAGACCATGCATCTCCAACTCCATCTTTATATGTTCTTAAATTATCATATGGTGGAGATGTAATGGTGGCATCAATAAAATTATTTGGAATATTATACATAGTATCCAAACAATTTTCATTGTAAATTTTGTTAATTTCTATCATAAATTAATTTATGTTTATGAATATATATTAGATTTATTTTAAAATTGGTTGAATGTATTTTCTTTTTTTTGATAAATCAATACTACCATAAACTACAATTAGTTTTTCTAAATCATCTGAATTGATTTTTAAATTACTAAAATTTGAGTTTTTAGGAATTGACCATTTTGATGTAGAATCATTTAGAGGAAATAAATAACAAGCAGATTTAATAATAATCCCATCATCATTAATTACCAATTTTTTAAGTAAATGCCAATTTGTTTTTTTATAGCCATTACCCGTCCAAGTGTTATTA